CTACGGGTCGACCGGCTGGTGCTCGCTGCCACGATGGAGCCGCATCACGGTCGGCGCCACGAAAACGCCATCGGCACCCCGGATCAATCGTCCGTCCGCCCAGATCCGGCCGATATCCTCGATCTCGCCGGCGGCAAGCCCGACCGCGAACGACGCCGTATACGTATAGGCCGATGTCGAGCCGCCGTTACGCTTGCTGCCGCCACCAACTGTTTCGATGATTTCCGTCGACCAGATCAGATTACCGGCGACCCGCATGCGACCGGTCACCACAGGGATCGCTTCGCCATAGGCAGCGCTCTGGATCATCAGGTTGCCGACCCGGTCATTGCCGGGCGCGCGGCCGCCAACCACGGCGCGATCAACCAGCCCGCCGACCGTTGTCCCGATGATGCCACCAACCGGACCCGCAAACACCCGCCCGACCGTGCCAAGAACCAGCGTTGCCATGGCTCAACGTGCCCCCGGCAGGCGCCAGGCGCCGACGATCGACCAGTCGGGGTCGATCGGGCCTTCGACGACCCGACCCAGCCCGGCATGGGCATGGACCATGCCGCCGGGCGTCACCACGCCAAGGTGGCGCCGCGCCGCCGCCGGTGCCAGGATCAGAATGTCGCCGCTCAACGGCACCGCCACCGGCAGACAGCCCGCCGCCGCCAGCCCATCATCGAGGAGCGCGACATTTTCACCGGCCAGCGCATAGGCCGGTACCATGGCAAGGCCGACACCCGCCGCGGCGGCCGCCACCAGCACGACACCGACGCAATCAAGCCCCAGCCCCGGCACCCGGCCCTGCGGCCGGAAGCGCGTGCCAACACAGCTGCGGGCCGCCGCAACGATCATCGGCCAGCACCGCCCGGGTGCCGGCACCATGGCATCGGTCATCGGATTTTCTCCTAGAAACCGCCAAAGCGCGTCAACAGATCGCTGCCCGGCACATGTGGTTCACCGCGAAAATTCGGCGCATTGCCAAATCGCCCCGCACAAGTCGCAAACTGTTTGTCACACCCTTCAACCAGCATGACGGCATCACCGACCGCCACCGCCAGCGGCTCGTCGAGCCGCACGGCATCGGCTTCCACCGCAACAACGCCGCGCTCCACCCCGGCAAGCTGTCCGGACAGCAACCGCAGCCTGCCACCCAGATAATTGCCGGCATTCGCCGCATCGAGCCCGGCGATCCTGAAGGCACCGCCCGCCGCATCGTTGATCACCGACCGCAGGCTGCGACCGCGCATCGAAACACGGCATCGCCAGTCGCCAAGCTCGGCGCGACATTCGGGCGAATACGTCTCGATCCTGCCGGCCTCGAGCACCGCCGTCGGCCCGCGGATCGCCGCCGAAAACCCGCGGTCGCTGCCGGTCCCCGCCTCGATGGTGCCGATGTTTCCCGACGCCAGCAGCATCCGGCCGGCCGCCGGGTCGCGCCAGTCCACCATGAACAATTGCACCGCGGCGCCGTCAAAGCGCCCGTTGCGCAGATCGGCCGCGGTGATCGCATCGGCGCTCAACGCCCCAGCGACTTCCATCGCATCGACTTCCAGCGCATCGCTCGACACGATCGCCGAAGGGGCCATGCCGGGCGCACTTTCATAGCGCATCCCCTCGAACACCAAAGGCTGGTCATGGGTGGTAAAGCCCAGCGCCACACCATCGCGCCGCACCAGCTTCCACAGGATGGCGAGCGATGTCAGCTCGCCCGCCAGCGCGGTTTCAAAGCCCGGCATGGCCTTACGCCTCCCGCACTTCAACCAGCGGGACCGAGGGCAATTCCCCGGCTTGCCACCCGGCCAGCGACACGTCGATCCGGTCGGCGGCAAAGCGCACCGGCACATCGAAGTTGAAACCCGCCGTCACCACCGCGCCGGGCGGCGGCGGCGTGTCGAAATCGATATTGCCGCCGGCGGCAAGCTGCCAGCCGCTCAACCGCTCGACACCATCGACGGCGACACGCACCGTGCCGGCAACCGGGCGCGTGATCCGCCGCTGCTGAATGTCATCGTCGCTGCCATAAAGCTTGCGCAAGCCGAACCGGGTCGCGCCGCCGTCGCCGATGCCGAGACGCTGGTCCGTCGGCGATACGCCTGCCCCGGCCTCGGCGCTGCTGCGGTCGAGCGGATCGCTGAACCGAAATCCGTGCGCCTGGCCGCGCCGCGCCCGGAAAAACGCGATCAACGCCGAAAGGTCGGCCTCCGATCGCACCCCCACCCCGGCGTCATAATACAACCGGGCATCGCTCCATTGGCTGTTGCGCTGCTCATGGCCGGAACCGGTCACCACCACCTGTGTCGAAAACGCCGGCCCGCCTGCCGCCCCATAGCCCAGCTGCAACGGAAACAATATGTCATGAAAGGCCGCCACCTCATCCTCCTCACCATCCGCACCGGTATCGAACACGGTAAAACCGTCCCGCGCGACCTGCGGCCAGGCCCAGACAAAGGTCTCGGCAACCCCGCGCGCGATGGCGCCCACCGCCGCTTCGGCAATCCGCTGCCAATCGGCCGCCACCACTGCAAAGCCTGAAAAATAATGCTGCCGCGCCAATGGATAGCCCAGCCGCTCGCCGATCGCCGCGCGGGCCCGCGCCTGCCCGCCAAAATCACCCAGCGTCACAAAGTCATAATCCTCGAGCTGCAGGATATCGAAGGCCGGATAGGCCCATTGCAGCGGCAGGTTCGCCCGGATCAGTTCAGGCGCCGCCGCGTTCAACACCTGCGGCGCATAGAATAGCAGCAGTACGGCGGTGCCCGGCGCGGCCCCCGTCACCGCATCGCGCAGCGCCAGCGTCGCCCGCCCCAACAGCCCACCACACCAATCGAGCCAGGCTCGCTCCGCCGCTGTGCCGACGGTGCGGATATCGCCGATGACCGGCGCCGCCAGCCCGGTTTCGGCCAGATACAGCGCCACCGTTGCGTCATCATAAAGGCACGGCTTCCAGTCCGGCCCCACCCACCACCACGGCTCGCCGATCTGGAAGCGCGGCACCACGCCGGCTGCCACCGCCATGGCGTTGAACGCCAGCGCAACCGCCTGCAGCCAGGCCATCGCCGCCGCCGACGCCGGCGACAACAAGGTCGATGGCGGCACATAGCCCGTCGCCGCCCGGCCGCCATCGCCGTCGCGCTGCGCCCAGCTTTCCGGACAATTGGCATCGAACAGTTCGAACGACAGCGACAGGATCGGCGCAAACCCCAACGCCGCCGCCCGCGCCAGAAAATCCGCGTGCCACGCCGCCGCCGGGCCGCACACCGGCACCGCCGGGTCGGCCAGAAAGGCGCCGCTTGCCGGATCGAAAATGAGCCCCGGGAAATGGCTCATCCCGACATAATGCACCATGGCGCCGCGATAGCCGAGCGCGAACGCCGCCTCGATCAACCGTTCCGGTGTCTGGTTGTAACTGTCGTCATAGCCGCCGGTGATCCGCAACCCATGCGGCGGCACAAAGGCATCACCGGCCTTGATGACCGATCCCCGGCCATCGCAACGGATGTCACGCACCTCGACATGGGCGCTCGCCGGCACCGGCAACGGCACATCGCTGCCGTCATAGCCGGTCGGCACCAGCGACACGAACATCCGGTCGATGTCGCCGGCCCATACCCGCTCGGCCTCCGCCGGCAACAGAAAGCCGGCATCAAGCGCATCGAAATCGAGCACCACCTCGGCATCGCTGCCGGTGCCGCTGGCATAATTCCACAACCGCACGAACCAGCTGCGCGGCACGCCGGCGGCATCACGGCCCTCGATGGTCAATACCGGGCCATTGACCGCATCCAGCGGCTGCACATCGCCACTGGCGACCCAGCGGAACGCCAGCGTCGTGCCGCGATAATCCCGCGCCGTCTCCAGCGCCAGCAGCGGATGGCTCCAGTGATCGGCCGATTCCCAGATCAAACCCGCCAGATCGGAGCGCCTGTAGAAAACCGCATCGACGACAATCGTGTCGGCGCCCTGGGTCGTTACCGCCGCCATCATCGGACGCGGAAAATCCACCATCCAATACCGCTGATCGAACCGCTTCACCCATTGCGTCCTTGCTGCTTCGCCGGGGCTGGCCAGCCAATGCCGCATCATGCGTCGGCCCTTGCCAGCGCGCGGCGCACGGCGCGCGCCACCTGGGCGCCGGTCTGCTGCATCATTTCCGGGCTCGCCCCGCGCGCCGCCGCCACATTCACCGTGACATTGATCGGTCCGCGCGCCGCGCCACCGGTCTCGATCCGTCCGGCGGCGGTCGGCACGAACAGCTCCGGCCCGCGTTCGCCGACCAGATAGGCGCTGCCGCCGGTCACCGGCCCGCCGGTCGCCCGGCCCGGCACGCCGCCGAACAGCCCGGTCAGCGATGCTGCCAACCCGGCCAACCCGCCACCGCCGCCATTGCCGCCGAACAAGGCGCCAAGGTCGGTGCGCACCGCGATTGCGGCAATATCGGCCAGCGCCGTCAGTGCCACCCGGCGCAGATCCTCGAACCCGAACTTGCCGGTCACCGCCGCCCGCGCCAGCGCCCGTTCGATACTGCCGCCGGCACGGTCGACCCCTTGCGCCAACGGCCCATCAAGCTCGCGGCGCATATCGCCCAGCCCCGCCATGAAACCGCTGGTATCGGCGCGCACGCGGATCACCAGCGTCTCCAGTTCCGTCTCATTGCCGGTCATCGGGAAAAGCCTCCATCAATCTCTGCAGCATCGCCGCCGTCGCCGGGGCGCCGTCACCCCCATCGTCAAGCCCCAGTGCGGTGCGCAGTTCCGCGGGCGTCGCGCCCCAGAATTCACCCGGCCGCCAGCCCAGCATCGCCGCCGCCACCCGCGCCGCGCGCCGCGCCGCACCTGCAAATTCACTCATCGCCCGGCCAGCACCTGGCCCAACAACACCCGCAACGCCGGCGTGGCGCTCGCCAGCCCGCCCGCCACCAGGGCTTCGCTGAACGCCGCCCGGGTCAGCCCGTCAGGCACCACCAGACAGTGCCACAACAGCGCGGCCATCTCGGCCAGCGTCAAACCACCGGCCGCCGCCCGCTCGATCAGCGCGAACAAAGGCCCCAGCTCGGCCTCGGCAGCCACAAGGCCGGCAAAACTCGGCCGCACCACGAGCGTCGCGCCGCCCAGGCACAATTGGGTTTCGCCGCGCACCGGATTGGCGGTCATGCCGCCACCACGGCGCCGCTGCTTTCCAGCGCCAGCGTATAGGTGCGCTCGCCATTGAAATCGCCGGCATAATCCAGCCGGGTGATCAGGAAGCGCGCGGTCACGGTTTCGCCGCTTTCAAAACTCACCTGATAATCGTCGATCACCCCCGACAGCGCATTGGCCTTCACCCGGGTTTCGGCCGTCGATCCGGTGAACACCCCGGAACCGCTCAACGACACCGACCGCACCCCGGCGCCGGTCAACAGCTCGCGCCACCCGCCCGAACCCTGGTTGGTCACCACCACCGTCTCGGCATTGATGCTCATCTGCGTCGTGCGCAGCCCGGCCACCGTCGTGAACACCGGCGGCACCGCGCCATTGCCCACTTTCAACAGAAACGCACTACCCTTTTCGATCGCCATTTTTCGCCCTTTCGGTTATATTTCTATGGTTCGCACCCGGAATTCCAGAATCCCCTGCGTCCAGTCTTCGGCGTCGCTCAACACCAGGGTCCGCACCAGTTGCACCAGCACGACCGCATGGCCGTCGCGGCTTCCCGAAAGGCCGCGCATCGCGGTTTCCACACCGGCCATCACCGCCTTGGCGCGGGCGGTTCCCGGCCCGGCTTCCCAGACGTTGATGGCGATCCGATGCTCATGTCCGATGCCGGTCTTGGTGCTCCAATCGGTCACCACATCACCGCCCACCACGACATAGGGCGATACGGCAGCGGGCGGCGGCGCGTCATATACCCCGCTCACCCCCACAAGGCCGGTCAGTGTCGCGACCATCATCCGTTGCAAGGCGAGACTCGCACTCATCGACCATCTCCCGTCACCATGTTGCGCAGCCGCGGGTCCGCCGGCCGCGTGCGGCTGCCAAAGGCCCGCGCCACCAGCCCCGCGCCGCGCAACACAACGTCACCCGCCACCGCCTGCGCCGTGACACCGCCAACAACTGCTGCCCGGCTGGCCACTGTATCCGCTGCCCGCGCCGCCGCCGCGGCTGCCGCCCGTTCGGCCGCCGCCTGCGCACCGCGCAGCACCCGCCCGCCGTTCATCGGCTGCGCGCCTCGCAGCGCACCACCAACCGGTCGGCGCGGCGCGGGTCATCGTCCACCGCCAGCACCGCAAGGATGCGGCTCGCCCAGATCAACCGCGATGTCAGCGTCACCGCCACCGGCCGGCGCAGCGTCACCCGCCAGCGCCGGTCCGATCGACGCGCTTCGCCGGCCACGCTGCCGGCGCCGCCGTCCGGCACCACGTCGGCAAAAACGCTGCCTTCGGGTCGCCAGAAGCCGGCGTCGGCGCCCGCGTCATCGCGGGCCGCCACCCAGGTCTCGATCGCCACCCGCTCGCGCAGCTGCCCGGCCAGTTCGTCTGCCATCTGCCCCCTCCTCAACCCAGCCGCAGCCGGCGCCACGGCCGCCACATCGCCGCCACCGCCGCCGGCGGCGCCCCCGCATCTGCGGCATCGCGGTGGGTGAACAGATGCACCACCAGCCGCACCAGCCCCTGGCGCAACGGTTCGGGCACATCGTTCCAATCGGCCCCCAGCCCGGCGCGGAACCGCGCCACCGGCATCACCTCCGCATCCGGGTTGATCAGCCGGATCCAGCCATTGCCGGCCAGGTCGATATCGGTCTCATAGTCGCCGCCCGGCAAGGCGCCGGCGCTGCCGTCAACGGCGGTGATCGCCACCACCGGCACCGCCGCCAGCCGCTGCCACCCCGGCTCGGCGGCCAACCGCTGTTCGGCGTCGCGGACGATCAGCCACTGGCCGGTAAACGCCTCGCACAACGCCATCGCGGTGCGGATGAAGCCGGCAATCACCGCGTCCTCATCATCGCGCTCCAGTCGCAGATAGGCCTTGCACTCGGCAAGGCTCACCGCCATCGCGCCCGCCTCGCTTGCTGTCACCCTGCCGCTCATCACCGCGCCTCCACGCGCACGATCAACGTGCGTTCATCATTGCGGCTGTCGGAAAAAGAAACCGAATTGGTAATATGATAAAGCCGGCCGTTGCGCCCGCCCGAAAGCGTCGCCACCGTTTTTCCCGGGCTGATCGCGCCCGCTTCGACCATGATGCCATCGGCCTCGGCGGGGGCCACCCGCCACACCGAAGCGGCAATGGTCTGGTCACCCAGATAGCCGGCGGTCCAGTCGATCGCATAGTCGACGCTCGCCGCCGGGTCCTTCACAAAGATCGCCACAGCTCATCCTTTCCGGCGCGCAGCGCGCCTGCTGCACCGCCAGGCGGTCGGCAGTTTCGGCAAAATCGCCCCATGTTCAGACCGGCGCCGCAATCTCGATGCTCCAGCCGGCGATGCTGACGGTGCCGCCGATGACCAGCGCCTGCGCCGGGCAGGTCGTCACATACAAAAGCCGGCTGCCCGCCACATCGATCAGGGCGATATGGTTGGCCGTTCCCGCCGCCAGCACCGACAGCCCGGTCTTGCCGGCAATCGAAACCTTGCGACCCGACACATCGCCCGCCGCCAGGGTGAAATCCGCCGGCACCAGCACCGCTTCCACCAACCGCCCGGCAAAGGCCGCGGCATAGGTCGCCGGCTCGCCGTCCAACGCCACCATCCGGGTCGCCTGGCGCACGATGTTCAGGCTGCCGTCCAGCACTTCGGTGCTTGCTGCTTTCCCCATCTCAAATCTCCTGCTTGGTTTCGTTCACGAAAATCATCCGCGGATCGGCCCGCACCCAAAGCGTCCGGTCGGCCGGCACCCCGCCATCGGGCAGGATCAGCGCCACCGCCGTCGGCAGCGCCAGCCGCGTATCGAACGGCTGCATGACCACCGCGTCGCTGCCGGTGGTCAGGGCAACGGCCGTCGTCTCGATGCGCATCAGGCCCGGCGCCGGGGCAACCGCCCCCTGCCAGGCAAGCATGGCCAGCATGGCGGCGCTGGCCATCAGGGTATTGGCGCTGTTCAGTTGCGTCGCCCAGGCCGCCACCGACGCGGCCGCACCCTGCCCCGACACCGCGCTCGCTGCTGCCAGCACTTGCCCGCCGGCCGTCACCGGTGCTTCGATGGCGCCGGCGGCGCCGTTCAACAGCCGCGGATTATTGGCCCAGTCGCGGTCAGAATTGCCGCGCACCACTCGCCCGCGCAGCACCGATCCACTGCCCGGCGTATAGTCGCCGAGTCCGGTGTTGCTGCCGATTTCCGACCGGTCATCGACATAAAGCGGGTTGGTCGCCACCACATATTGGCTGCCGCGCAGCCCGAAAAACTCGCGCCGGTCATCGGCGATCGTGCCAGATCGGCTGCAATCGACATTGGCTTCATGGTTGACCCCCCAATGCGTGTCCCAGCATTGGACAAGATGCGGCCGATAGCCGTGGCCGCGCGGATCGCCGGCGGCATTGCGGATGGCCAGCGTGATCGCATCGTTGAAATCAACCTGCTTCGATGCGTTGCGATCGGTGGCGTTATTGGCAACGCGCAGCACCCGGGTTTCCGAAAACGCCGTATCGGTATCGGCAACCGTTACCTGTGTCGGGGCATTGTAGAACGCCGAATAGGCGCTGCCGGCATGGGTATTGCCTTCAAAGATGCAATAGCTGGCAAGGTTGGTGCCGGCGCTTGCGAAATCCCAGAACGCATCGCTGGTATTGCCGCTGTCGCTGGTCCGTTCGAACAGATTGTTGAGCAGCACGTGCCGCGTGGTCCGGTCCCGCGCGCCACCCCAGGTCGCGGCCGGCACCCGCGTATAGCCCCATGCCGGCCACCGGATATGCCTGATGTCATTATAGGCAAGGAACACATCTTCGAGCGCGCCCTGGTAAAGGCTCGAAACCCATGTCGCATAGCCTTCGGAGGTGTTGCCGGTGGTGGTGCCATCCTCGGCCACCGGAATATAGCGGTTCCTGACGATGGTGACGGCGTTGGCCCGCCGCGCATTTTCATTGGCCCGGAACAATCCGCATTGAGGGCTGCCATTGCCGATCCGCCAGCCGGTGCGCCAGATGCGGCTGCCGGTGATGGCGTAATTGGCATTGCCCGGCACGATGATCGCCCCGACGGGCGCTGTGGAAACCGTCTCGTCGCCGGCCCGCCCGAACGCCGTCACCCGGTCGAAATGATGATAGGCCAGCCCCGAAGCACTCATCGCCGCGCCACCGGTGCGGATGGTCAGGTTGCGCCATCTGATCCGGGTGATCCGCATGTTGAAATTGCCGGTCGCCTGGGTTGCCAGCTGGCAATTGGCGCGGGGGTTCGGATCGTCGGGATCGCCTTCGACCACCACCGGAATCTCGGTGCTCGTCGCCGTCGTCGAAATCGTCGTGGTGCCCAGCCCGGCATGGGTTCCCGGTGCCAGCACGATGCGCAAGCCGTCGCACGCCCGCGCCGCCGACGCCTGGCCGTTTGCCGCCGGCAAGGCGCGGTTGACGAGGGCACAGGCCTGCAACGCCGTGCTGATGGTGCGCGGCCGCGCCGCCGGCGCCACGGCCTTTGCCCCGGCCAGCGTCGTTGCGACCATCGCCGCCGCCGCCGCCGCCGTGCCGTTGACCGGATCGACATAGGCAAAGGCCTGAGAATAGCGCGTTCCGGCCGGGTCATAGCCGATGACGAATGGCGCCACCGCCGTCGCCAGAAAGCCATCGAGCCGCAGCGTCGCCATCGACCGCGTCCCCGCCGGATCGGTCGATCGCATCGCCCCGAGCCAGGGGTAAACCTCGGCATCACAGCGCAACAGCCCGGCGGTCAGCGCCGGCGCCAATGCCGGATCGACGCTCACCGTGTAACAGCGCAGATTGTCGCCATATGTGTTGTCGGTGGCCAGCGCCGTCGTCCACACCGTCCTGACCGTCGTGCCGTCGGTAATCCTGAACCTGACGCCTGCCACCGGTTCGAACCCGACCGGGTGGTGCGATGCGACGATCAACGACAGCCGGAACGCGCCGGCCGTGACTTCATAGCTTGGCAGGACCCAGCGAAAGATCGGCACCGGCGCCGCCACGGTCGAGGCATTGGTGACGCTCAACCCGCTCTGGGCCGCTTCCCCCGTCCGCCACCCCGCCAGCGTCGAAAGCGACACCCCGGTGTCGCTCGCATAAACCGTTTCGGACAGCGCCAGCCGCACCCGGATCGACCCACCCCCCAGATCGGTTTCGTCCAGCAGCTTGAGCAGCGGCGAAGCCGGATTGACCGGCAGCCGCAACGGCAAGGTACCGGCGATCGTGCGCGCCATCGGCCCCGGCACGGCCTCCCCTGCCGACCGGACAAAACCCGGGTGCGACATCGCCAGGCTGACGCGTGGCGCGCCGTCGAGGTCGAACACATAGGCGGCAAAATCGCTCGCCGGGACGGTCATCGCCGCCGTCAAGGTCAGGCGCAGAACCCAGCCATTGCTTTCGATTTCGGCCGCCGTGATGGGCATGGCACTCGCCTCATGCTGTTTCGGATTCGAAGGGACGCGCAACGCGGCGCGGCGCCGGCCCATCGGCCAACGCCGCGCCCCGGCCTCAGACGCTGAAGCGCATCAGCTTGATCGCCCGGCTGTCGATCACGGCACCGCCGACCCGGCGGGTCGCATAGAAATGCACGAACGGCTTGTTGGTGAACGGATCGCGCAGCACCACCGTCTCGCGCCGCTGGGCGATCAGATAACCGGCTTCGAAATTGCCGAAGGCGATCGACAGGCTGTCGGCCGCGACATCGGGCATCGCCGCCACTTCAACCACCGGATAGCCGAGCAACGTCGCCGGCTGGTCGGCGGCGAGCGCCGGCTGCCACAGGAACGCCCCGTCGAGGTCCTTCATCTTGCGCACCCGCGCCAGGGTGTTGGAATTCATCACGAACCGCGCCCCCTGCCGATAGGGCGCCGCCAGCGCATGGACCAGATCGATCAGCCGGTCCTGCGGGTTGGTCGCGGCAAAGGCACCGGCCGCCCCTGACGTGACGAACTGCAAGGTGCCAAAGGCCCGCGTCGCATCATCCAGCGCGCTGTTGGGCCCGGTCAGGAAACCGCGCGGCTTGTTGATGCCGTCGCCGGTGACAAAGGCGACACCCTCGGCGCGGGCGAATTCGCGGCCGATTTCCATCCCCAGCCACGCTTCGACATCGAACATGGCGTCTTCCAGCATCGCCTGGGTCGCCGACGGATTGGCATAAAGCTCGCCCATCGGCGGTGCGATCTCGACAAAGTTCGGCGTTTCGGTCTCCGGCCGCGTGCCGGCTTCGGCGACCCAGCCCGAAATCACCCCCGATGTGGTGATCAGCTTGCGGTAATTGACCGAGCCGATATCGACGACCTGGGCAATGCTGCGGATCGGCGAGGCATTGAACAACACCCGGTCGATCACCGTGTCGATCTCGATCGGCACCGCCACCCCGCCCTTGGGGCCGACGGCAATGCTGGCGGCCTTGATCTCACCGCCCGCCAGCTCGCCCTTGCGCAGATAGGTGTCGCCAAAGCCGACAGCCGCCTTGGCCCCGGCCAACGCCGGCCGCTCGACCGAACGCTGGGTCACCAGCGTCTGCAAACGTGCCATTTCGGCACGCAGGGCGGTGATTTCGGCGCCGGCATCATTGCCGGGCGCCGTTTCGAACACGGACTCGATCGCGTCCGCCTTGGTCTCATAGCTCATTCATCGTCTCCTCTGGCAAAAGCGAAAAGCCGAGCACCCGTGCCAGCGGCTGCATCGGAAAGGTCACCACCGAAACTTCAATCAATTGCAGCTGTTCCAGCCGCCTGAGGCCGCGCGCCCGGTCTGGGCTCGACGCCTTGACGCGATAACCGAACGACAGGCCGTCGATGGCGCCCGCGCGCAGCAGATCGGCCACCTGCGCCCCGCGCCCGCTGGCCACCACCCGCGCCACCACGCGCAAACCGCGCGCGTCTTCACGCATCGATTCAACGAACCCAATCGGTTCCTTGACATCATGCTGCCACAACAAGGGCACCTGGACCCCGGCGTCACCAAAGGCGCCCGCCATCACCACATCGCCACCGGTGTCAGGCACGCCAAACACGCTGGCGTAACCAGCGATCCGCAGATCATTCATGTTGTTTCCTTCATCGAGGCAGAGGGCCTCCGGCGGCTGGGGCCTCAGGCCCCAGACCCCGATTGCAGGAGGCCGCACGCATGGCGAATTCTGGCGCAATATCAACAAAATGGGGTCTGGGGCCTATGGCCCCTGCCGCCGGAGGCCTTTACGTCCGCACCCGCTCGACAAACCCCAGCTTGAACGCCAGCCCGATCAGCAGCAGCGCCACCAGGCTGCGCACCACCCACGACACCACCGCCGACACGGCGGATTTCTTGGCGTCGCGCCAACCCTGGATCAGCTGGCGCAATTCGGTGATGTCGGGCCCGGCGCGATCATCCATCAACCCCAGCGTCCGCTGCGCGCGCGTCGCCCCGACTTCGCTCGCTTCCTCGACGATCGCCCGCAGCGTCACCCGCGTCGCCCCCTGCGCTTCCGCCTGGGCAACCAGGCCCTCGAGCATCGTGGTCATCGTCCCGCCTCCAGCCCGAGCAGCGCCCGCTTCTCCATATCGGTGATGAAGGTCGCACCCGACACCTGCGACCACAGCCGCTCGCGGTCCTCCGACAGCGCCGGCACCGCGTCGCGATCGACACTGATCTCCAGCCCCGGCCACCAGTTGCGCAGATGCGCCGAAACCGCGCCCAGGATCCGCCCCGTCAACGGCAACAGGGTCAGCCGCCACAGCGCCACATTGGCTTCCTTGTAATTCGCATAGGTCGAATCCCCCGGCAAGCCGAGCAAGAGCGGCGGCACCCCAAAGGCCAGCGCAATCTCGCGCGCCGCCGTGTCCCGCACTCGGGCAAAATCCATCTCCGCCGGGGTCAGCGACAGCGATTGCCAGCTCAACCCGCCTTCGAGCAGCATCGGCCGCCCGGCATTGGCGGCACCGGCAAAGCCCGCTTCCATCTCAGCCTTCAACCGTTCGAACTGTTCGGCCGTCAGCGTCGATCCATCACCAGGCTGGTACATCAAGGCGCCGGACGGCCGCGCTGCATTGTCGAGCAGCGCGCGGTTCCACTTTGCCGCCGCGTTATGCGCCGCCACCGCCCCCGACGCCGCCCCCAGGCACCCCAGCCCATAATGGTCATCAAGCGGGTGAAACCCCCGGATATGCAGCAACCCGGCCCGATCCCCGACGGTTTCCGCCGGATAGCGTGTCACCATATCCCCGGCGCGATACAGATAGCCGGTCGGCCAGCCCTGCGCATCCGCCTCAACCGTCACCCGTTCGGGGCGCAGCGCAAACAGCGCCGCCGGCAGGCCGTCCGGCCCGGTCGCCGCTTCCAGATAGGCGTTGCCGTGCAACAGCAACTGCGCCGCCAGCGTCTCGATCAACCCCGGCCCCGACGCGCCAAAGCCGGCACTTGAAAGCAGACCCAGCGCCGGATGCCCGGCCGGGTTCGAAACGAGAGGCGCGCCACCGGCGCCTTCCGAAATCATCCGCACCGCCCGCGACGCCACCGGATTGGCCAGATAGGCCTCGCGCACCTGGCGCTCATAACTGTGCGGCACTTCGCCGCCCGAAATCGGCGCCGCCCAGCTTGGGAAACGCACCGGCGTCGCAGCAGCTTTGGTCCGCCAGAAAGGCAGTTTCATGCAAATCTCCTCTCTATCTTCCCTCTCCCCTTGCGGGAGAGGGCGACTCGGGCATCGCCCGAGCGGGGTGAGGGGTGCTAAAACGAACGCACGCCCGGTTCCGCCAGCTTCGCACCGAGCATCAGTGCCGTCAGCGCCCACACCAGCGCATCAGCCCGATCAGGCGAGGCCCCGGGCCCCGCGTAAACCCCGCTCGAAAGAAAGCCGCACAGCTGGTCTTCCAGCGCCGGAAACGCGCCGGCATGAAACACCCTGCCATCACCATATAGGCTCGCCACCGGCTCGGCCCGCGCCACCTTGCCACGCGAAGCCCGCACCTCCTTGATCGGCAGCGCGGCATCCACCGATCGCAGCACCGAAGTCACCATGTCGCCACCATTGTTGATTTCCGCGACCACCCGGTCGGCCTTCCACCGATCCGCCGCCGCCACGACCGCACGTCCCCAGGCCTCGGGCCGCGCCCCGGCAACGCTCGCATCCGCGACCACATAGCCGCGCCCATCGGCACCCAGCCCGACAACGACAATCCCGCACACCCCAGCTTCGCCGCCCGCCGGCGGATCAACGCCAACAATCACCCGGACCAGCACCGGCTTCACTGGCCGGCGCTGCTGCTCCAACAGGTCACGAGTCCACAAGGCACCCTCCTGATCATCGACGATTTCTCCATCAATCTCTTGCCGCCCGGTCGCCGTCCCGCCGTATCGCCGCGCCTGGGTGTCGATGAAATGTGTCGGCAGATTGGCGGCATTGTCGCGCATCGTTCCGCGCGTCACCACCACGCCGGGTTCGGCAATCAACCGCCGCAACCAGTCGCGCGGCAGCGGCGTCGTCGTCAGCAACAGGCGCGGATGCACCCCCAACCGCGTCGCCAGCCGCAAATTCACCAATGTCGCTTCGGCGCGCGGCCAATGCGCGAATTCATCGCCCCAGGCAAAATCGAACTGGCCGCCGCGCAAACTGTCAGGCTCACCGCCCGAAAACAGCCGCGCCTGTGATCCGTTCGCCCAATGCACCTGCTTCAGGCTGGGGATGAAGGTCACATCGCCGTCCTGTGGCACCCGCGCCAACAGGCCGGATTCGCCCTCCACCATCACCGCCCGTGCCGCCTCGAGGCTGGTGCCAACCAGGGCGAACCGCCGCCCCGGCTCACGAGCCAGCATATGAACCCATTCGGCACCCGCCCTTGTCTTGCCAAAGCCCCGCCCGGCCAGCATGGCCCAGATCGTCCAATCCCCCGGCGGCGGCAATTGTTCGGGCCGCAACCTGCCCTGCCCCGCCAGCGTCACCGCGACTTCCCGGGCGCCATGCCGCTGTACAACCCTGGCTTGCCCCGCGCTGTCCGCTTCGTTCCAGATTTCGCTATCCGTGCGGCGGTCTGCCATCCGTTCCGCCTCCCATTTCGCCTCCGGCGCCCCGGGTCAAGTCCGGGATGACGGGGCACTTTTCTCAATCCTGCGGCGCCGCCAGCGCCCGGATATCGCTGCGCACCCGGTCGATTGTCGCAGCACTTATGGTCAGCAGCGGACGCTCCACCGGGGCCTTGCGGCGCTTGAGCATTTCCAGCGCCACCCGCGCATTGATCTCGGTCGCTTCACCGTCGAGCAGTGTCGACAGCATTCGCATCTCCACCTGTTCCCAGGCGATCGCCAGCGCCCGCTGCCATTCCTCGGCCAGCGCCGGCCAGCGGTCGCGCATCCGGTACGCCGCCGCCAGTGTCTGGCCGATCGCCGCCGCCGCCACCCCGGGATTGCCGGTTTCGGTCAACACGGTGATGAACAGCTCGCGGTCCTTCACCCGCCAATGCCATGGTCGATAATCCATTCGGCTCTCCCTTGGATCGCCAGACAAAAAGGGCGCCCCGGAGGTCCGGAGCGCCCTGTCATTCGGCGGATTTCTGAAGCGTGCCAAATCTCTAACCAAAAACGTTACGCTTGTCAAGCATAAAATGCCAAATAGGTTATCTTTCTTCTCCCCACCCTCCTTCAAGGGGAGTCGAAGACGGCACGCAGCGCCAGTGGCCGGGGGTGGTTCCTTCTCCCCCCCTACTTCACCCCACTAAACACCTCCGCCTCCCACCACGGGAAGAAATCCGGCATATCCCGGCTCACCCTGTCCGGATAGGCCGGCGTCCGCTTCTCCAGAAACGACACCACCCCCTCCTTCGCATCGCCCGACCGCCCCCGCGAATAAACCGCAGCCGAATCAAGCCGATGCGCCGCCCAAGGACTGGCCTCGCCGGCCATCCGCCACAACATCTGCCGGGTCATCGCCACTGACACCGGCGCGGTGTTCTCGGCAATCTCCAAGGCCAGGGCGCGGGCCGCCGGCAATAAATCATCGGGCGCGTGCACCGACCGCACCAATCCCCCGGCCAACGCCTCGTCCGCCCCGAACACCCGCCCGGTCATGCACCATTCCAGCGCCCTCGGCAGCCCGACGAGCTTCGACAGAAACCATGACGACGCCGCTTCCGGCACAATCCCGCGCCTGGCGAAAACAAAGCCAAACCGCGCCGCCTCGCTCGCCATGCGCACATCCATCGCCAGCTGCATGGTGGCACCAATCCCCACCGCCGGGCCGTTGACCGCGGCAATCACGGGCTTGAGCGATTCGAAGATCCTGAGCGTCACCGTGCCGCCGGTATCCCGCACCGAATCATGGCCATAATCGATGCTGCCATCGGCCCGCACCGGCCCCCCGGCGCCCAGTTTCTCATAATCGAACGTCGCCGCCCCGGCGCTCAAATCCGCCCCGGCGCAGAACCCCCGGCCGCGCCCGGTGACGATCACCGCCCGCACCGCATCATCGGCGTCGGTCATATCGAACGCCGCAATCATTTCATGCGCCATCCGCGAGGTGAAGGCGTTCAACTTGTCGGGCCGATCGAGCGTCAGCGTGGCAATCGGTCCCTCGATATCAAGGCTGATATGCTGGAAATCCGCCAT